AGGCATATACTTCTTGAAATGCAGGTAAACTTAGATTTGCCTGGCTTCGAGGATATGAAAGATGGAGAACCTACGGGTATTCAACTGCCCTATGTAGTAACGCTTGATTATCCTAGTGGCACGATCCTGAGTATTCGTAGGAACTATTATGAGGATGATAAAAATAAATCAAGAAGATCACACTTTGTTCACTACCAATACTTACCAGGATTAGGATTTTATGGCTTTGGTTTAATTCACATGATAGGTGGATTAGCTAAATCAGCTACAAGTTTATTAAGACAATTAGTAGATGCAGGAACATTATCTAATCTCCCTGGTGGACTCAAAGCTAGAGGACTCCGTATTAAAGGCGATGATACCCCGATCATGCCTGGAGAATTTAGAGATGTAGATGTGCCAGGTGGTGCCATTAGAGATAACATAACTTTTCTTCCATACAAAGAACCTTCACCGACTTTATACCAATTGCTGCAGAATATAGTAGAAGAGGGCAGAAGGTTTGCTAGCATTTCTGATATGAAAGTTAGCGATATGAACTCTCAAGCACCAGTTGGTACAACTTTAGCTTTACTAGAAAGAAACATGAAAGTAATGAGTGCAGTACAAGCAAGGCTTCATGCTTCTATGAAAAGAGAGTTTGATATATTAGTTAATATAATTGCTGACTTTGGAGAACCAAGTTATCCATATGAAACTGGTGAAGAAGAAGAAATTAAAAGTTCAGACTTTGATAAGAGAATAGATGTCTTACCAGTATCTGATCCTAATGCTGCAACAATGGCACAAAGAATAATGCAGTATCAAGCTGCAATGCAATTGGCTCAAACAGCTCCTGAAATGTATGACATGAAAGAGTTGCATAGACAAATGTTAGAAGTATTAGGCATACAAGATGTAAGTGAAGTTATTCCTGAAGAAGGAGATGTGCCTGCAGTCGATCCTGTAACAGCAGTTCAAAACTTAATTAACAATAAACCAGTTAAAGCTTATGAGTTCCAAGATCATGATGCACATATTGGAACAGTAGCTGCAGCTCAGGATAATCCTGAAGTACAAGCTATTTTAGAAAAAACACCAAATGCTCCAAGCATACTTGCTGCAGCATCATCATATGTTAATGATCATTTAACTATGAAATTTAGAAAACAAGTTGAAGAAGAAATGGGTATTGCTTTACCACCAATCGGTGAGCCAATACCTGCAGATGTTGAAAAACGTATTTCTGATCTTGTAGCAGAAGCAGCATCAAGAGTTACACAAAATGCTATGCAAGAAGCTGAACAACAAAGAATTGCAGCTCAACAAGAAGACCCATTGATTCAAATGAAAGAAAGAGAAATAGCAACTAAAGAAGCTGAAGTTCAAAGAAAAGCTATGGGTGATCAAGCAAGATTCTCATTAGCTCAACAAAAACAACAAGCTCAACAACAACTTGATGCAGCTAAACTTGCAGTAGAACAACAAAAAGTTGAAGCAGAAACACAGATAGAAGGAACTAAAATCGGAGCTAAAATTGCTAGCGATTTGCTAGAAAATGATAAAGCTAGCAAGAAGCAAGCAGTAGAAGATTTTAAAACTGGGCTTGACATTGCTAAAGATATAATCCAAGATAGCAAATAGTATGTTATCTGATATTAAAGAGCAATCACTTTCTGAGTGGTTGAAAGTTAGAATCAGAGATGTGATGAATGAACACGCAGATCATGTCGCTACTGGTAATGTAAAAGATTACCCTGAGTATAAAAGACTGTGTGGAATTATAGAGGGATTAGCCCTCGCAGAACGTGAAATGTTGGACTGGATAGAACAACATACACAAGAATAGGAAACTCAACACCTTAAAGTTGTGCAAAATATGAGTGATATAAAAATAGAAAAAGAAGCAGTAAAAGAGCCAAAGGTTGATAAAAAAACCAAAAGCCAACTACCTAAACCTGCTGGGTATCGTATATTAATAGCTATGCCAGAAGTTGATGAAAAGACTGATGGAGGAATTATTAAGGCAAGTCAAACTGTAAGGGATGAAGAAGTTAGCAACATATGTGGATATGTTCTTAAACTTGGTCCTGATGCATATGGCGATCAAGGAAGATTCCCAAATGGACCCTACTGTAAAGAAGGAGACTGGGTAGTGTTTCGTGCTTATTCTGGCACTCGAATTAAAATTTATGGTAAAGAGTTTCGTCTAATTAACGATGATACTGTGGAAGCAGTTGTCGAAGACCCAACAGGAGTAGTTAGAGCATGAGTGAGCAAACTGTAGAAACTTCAATTGAAACGAAATTTGAACCAGATGCTAGTGGTGATATAAAGCCACAGACAAGTGAAGATAAATTTTTTGGTGTAAAGACTGAAATTAAAAAAAATAACGATGAACAATTAAATGTTGAAGTCGTTGACGACACACCAGAAGAAGATAGAAGACCACCAAAACAACAAACAACAGAAGAAACAGTTGATGACGATACTGTTGATCAAGAGATTTCAGAGTTAAGTGAAAGAGCTGGTAAACGTATTAGTAAAATTAAATATGAATATCATGAAGAACGTAGAGCTAAAGAGGCTGCAGAGAGAGAAAAACAAGAAGCAGTAAAACAACTTAAGACTCTTTTACATGACAATCAAAGGTTACAACAAATAGTTGCTGAAGGAGGCAAAGTTGTAAACCAACAAGCTTTAAATAATGCACAATGGGCAAAGTTAAATGCTCAAGCTGAATATAAGAAAGCTTACGAAGATGGTGATGCAGATGCTATGGTAAAAGCTCAAGCAGAAATTGCAAAAGCTACATTAGCAGAACAACAGGCACCAGGATATGCACAAATGATGCAACAACAAGTTGCAGCTAATATCCCAGCACAGCCAATACAACCTGCACAACCTGATCCAGATATGCAAGCATGGGCACAAAAAAATCCTTGGTTTATGGGTAGTGAACCTGTACATAAGGAAATGACATCCTTTGCAATGTATGTAGATCAAAAATTACAAGCTAGCGGTGTAAACCCAGCAAAAGATTCAAATGCTTATTATAGCGAAGTAGATAGAGCTATGAGAGAGCAGTTCCCAAGTTTTTTTGGAGCACCTCAAGTTGAAGCGGAAGCTCAACCAGAAGTGCAGATAGAAGAAAAAAGACAACCAGCAAATGTTGTCGCACCAGCATCTAGGGCTACTGGTGGAAAGAATAGTCCTCGCAATGTACGTTTAACTCAGACGCAAGTGAAACTAGCACGTCAACTTGGTATATCGCCTGAGCAATACGCAAAACAATTACTTAAGGATTCATAATGAGCAAAGAAATTGATAATTTACTAAACGAAGTACAAGAGCCAGAAAGCCAAGAGACTTCAGAACAAGTGCGTAGCCCAAGGGCTTCAGAAGACCGAGAGGTTCACCAGCGAGTTGAAAGCTGGGAAAATCCCTCCAATTTACCAAATCCTGATCCACAACCTGGATGGGTATTTAGATATATCAGAACTGCTACTTTAGGCAATCCTGATAATCCCAATGTTTCTAAGAAATTTAGGGAAGGCTGGATACCTTGCAGATCAGAAGATCATCCTGAATTACATATTCATATGATGGACTATAAATCTGAATGGGCGGAAAAAGGACACATTGAAATTGGTGGGCAATTGTTATGTAAGATGCCAAAAGAGAAAGCGGAAGCTAGAGACAACCATTTTAGAAAAATGGCTCAAACTCAAATGGAATCTGTAGATAACGTATATTTTAAGGACCAAGATTCTAGAATGGCTACCAAGCAAGTGTTTGAAAGAAAATCAAAAACAACCTTTGGTAGAGATTCTTAATCTTTTAGATTAACTTTTTTTATTGAAAGGAGGAGACTATGTCTTCATCAGCAGCTCCAATGGGAGCAAGACCTGTTGGTTCGTTAGTTTCTTGTGCTTACAATGCAAAAATTAGTCACTATAAAATTAAGAATAACTATGGCACAGCCATATTCTATGGTGACTTTGTAAAGTGGGCAGATGATAACCCGAACACAACAATTCAAAAAGATACAGGTACAACGTCTTTAACACCAATAGGAGTATTCCTTGGGTGTTCTTATACAGACCCAGTATCTGGTCAATTTACTAACAGTCCACAATATCCTGCTTCAACAGCAGCAGATGATCTTGTGGCATATGTAGCATCTGACCCATTCTTAGTAATGCAGATGCAGTCAGACGAGTCTTTAGGTCAAGATGATCTAGGGAAGAATGTAGCGGTTGTACAAACTGCAGGTTCTACTAAATTTGGTATTAGTAAAAATGCCATTGATGGTAGCACAGCAGCTACAACAAATACTTTACCACTTAAAATTATTGACTTCGTAGAAGGAGGAGATAGTGAAATTGGTGATAGTTACACTGACGTATTGGTGATGTTCAACACTGGACATCAGTTACTTAACACAACAGGAATAGGTTAATAGGAGAATATAATGGCTAGTATTTCAAGAGCTAACGAATTAAAACAACTCCTACCAGGCTTAAACGCACTGTTTGGAGAAGAGTACAACAACTACGAAAACGAGCATGAGCAAATTTATGTAAGTGAAAACTCTGAGAGATCATTTGAAGAGGAACTAAAGCTTTCAGGATTTGGTGCTGCTCCAGTAAAAGATGAGGGTGCTGCAATATCATACGATGTAGCTAACGAATCTTTTGTTGCACGTTATACACACGAAACTATTGCTTTAGGTTTCTCAGTTACTGAAGAAGCTATGGAAGATAATCTTTATGTAAGTTTATCAGCCAGATACACTAAAGCATTAGCTAGAGCTATGGCTTACACAAAACAAGTGAAAGCAGCAGCTCCGTTGAATAACGGGTTTACAAATTCATTCCAATCTGGAGATGGGGTTAACCTGTTTACAGCAAGTGGAGATGGAGTTACTGGCGGTGATGGTCACCCATTAGTAAATGGTGGCAAGAACTCTAACAGACCAGTTACAGGTGCAGACTTGAATGAAACATCTTTAGAAGATGCTATTATTCAGATCAGCAAATGGACTGATGAAAGAGGTCTTAAGATCGCAGCTAGAGCAAGAAAGCTCATCGTTCCAACTGACTTACAGTTTGTTGCTGCACGACTCTTAGAGAGTGAGTACAGAGTAGGTTCTGCTGATAATGATATCAACGCTATCAAAAACAATGGTGTGATTCCAGAAGGCTATTCAGTTAATCATTATTTAACTGATACAAATGCTTTCTTCTTGATCACTGATGTGCCTGATGGCATGAAGCATTTTGTCAGAAGTCCTATGGTAACAAGCATGGACGGAGACTTTGACACTGGTAACGTAAGATATAAAGCAAGAGAAAGATATAGCTTTGGCGTATCTGATCCGCTAGGTATCTTTGGATCACCAGGTTCAAGCTAAACCAATTAGGGGAGCTACGGCTCCCCTTTTTTTCATATCTAGGGATATTAAAACTTTATCTATCAACTGCCCTAGCAGACAAGCCAAGATGATAGATTATTTCCGATAGGAGGAAACAATGGCAAATACATCTTTTAATGGACCAGTAAGGTCTGAAAATGGCTTTAAGGTCATTTCAAAAAACTCAAGCACAGGAGCAATAACTGAATCATTTACTTTAGATGGTTCTGGTATACAAATAGCACCTGTAGCATTATCTGATGCAGACGTTTCAGTTACTGCTGCTGCAAATGGTGGCAGAGTAAATGTAATACCTGCGTTAGCATCAAACAGAACAATCACTTTACCTAGCCCTTCAGAAGGAGTTCACTTTAAATTTATTTATGGTGGTGCTGCTGATGAAGCACAAAATGTAATTTTTGATACAGGTTCTGATACAAATTTTTATATTGGCGGTGTACAACATTTAGATACAAATGCTGATAACGTATCAGTTTATTCTGATGGTAATTCAAATTCAAAGTTAACTCTTACAGCTTTTGGAGTAATGGATT